CCACACTTAAAAGATGAGTATGCAGAAAATGATTTTGCTACTAGTCTTAAAAGATATTATGTTGTAGAAGATGTAAACAGAGCTGCAGAAGGATTTAGTCCAACGTGGTATCCGCACTTATATAGAATTAAATTAAAACAAATTGTTGACAGTCAAGAGTTTGCAGATATACTAGAAACTCCGGAAGATGAAGATATCTTTATAGGCGATTATAGTACTACAACAACTTATGAAATTGGACAAGTTGTAAAGTATAAAGGCAAACTATATCAAGCCACAGCACAGACGCAAGGAAACACACCTACAGACGTTTTTAATTGGTCAGAGTATACTGAGAACACCTTAAGGGATTTACTAAGCACATACGATAAAGAAAAAGCAATTAATGATGCTGTGCTTGCTGAGGCAGAAGCTGATGCTCCTAAGTCAGGTTATGACACTGGACATTACTATACATTAGATACAGATGATTCAGGTAAAACTAGAGTTAACACTGTAGAAGATCCAACTGCTAGTTCGCCTAGCAGATCAGGTTATGCTGGTTACTTAGTAGAAGATGGACAACCACCCAACGGCGCAGCATTTGGTAGTGGCACTAGTTTTCCTGTTATTAATGAAGCAGGCGATTACTTCTTGCGTACAGACTTTTTACCTAATAGGTTATTTAAGTTTGATGGTAGCAGATGGCTTAAAGTACAAGATAATATTAGAATGACAATGACAAATACCGATCAAAGATTGAATCAAATTGGTACATTCATTAACAACACAAACACTGATGTTATTGGTGACGAAACTGTAACAGAACGACAGGCACTAAGTAAAGCCTTAAGACCAAAACCGGATGATGTATAATGCAATTTTTTTATGATGCACAAATTAGAAGATATATTACACAACTTATAAGAATGTTGAGTAATTTCAATGTGCAAGATGCACACGGAAATGATAAACAAGTACCTGTTATGTACGGCGACTTAACAAGACAGGTTGCAAGTATTATTAGAGATAACTCAGAAAATAAAATACCCACAGCACCACGTATGGCTGTATATGTTACTGGTTTAGAAATGGATAGAGACAGAACAGCTGACTCAAGTCTAATAAGCAAAAGACATGTACGTGAACGCACATTCGATACTGCTACAGGACAATACCTTAACACACAAGGTAAAAACTATACTGTAGAAAGACATATGCCAGCACCTTATACGTTAAAAGTAAGTGCAGATATTTGGGCTTCTAACACAGAGCAAAAATTACAAATATTAGAACAAATACTAGTATTGTTTAATCCTAGTTTTGAAATACAAACTACAGACAATTATTTAGACTGGACAAGTTTAACTGTTGTAAATATGGAAGGTATTACATTTAGTTCTAGATCAATACCTGTCGGTGTAGACAGCGAAATTGATGTTGCTAATTTACAGTTTAGCACACCTATATACTTAACACCTCCAGCTAAAGTAAAACGTTTAGGTGTTACAACAAGTATTATATCTAATATATTTAATGAGCAACAAGGTGATATTAATTTAGGTGCTACTGTTGCAGGACAAATAGACGGCACTGAGCCTACATTTGTAACAAGAGTAAACACTGGTCCTATTGATGGAATCAATGACGGAAGTACAATGTCTGTAGACGATGGCGAATTTCCAAACCAAGGTACAGGACTTATGGACTTTAATACTAAACGTTTATTTGATAAAACAAGTATTAGTAGCACATATCAAAACTATGGTCTAAGTGTAGAAAATGACGTTGCACAACTAGTATACAGAAATAAAGTTGGTGACGTTAGCTGGCCAGAACTTGTAGAAGCATATCCAGGTACATATCAAGCAGGTGTAAGTAGAATACTATTAAAATCTAATGATGGTGATACTTATATTACAGGTACGTTTACAATTAATCCTTTAGATGACACAAAAATTGTTATTGATTTTGATAGCGATACGTTACCCGACGACACAGTTATTTCTGGTCCTGCTAGAAGTTCAAATAGTCTTACAACAATTGATTATATTATTGATCCATTACGTTTTGATCCAAATCAAATTAAGGGCGCAGGTGTACGTTTATTGATTTTAAGTGATATTGGTAATAGCAATAATGAAGACGGTCCTGATGCTTGGAAAAATGCAGACGGAAGTGATTTTATTGCTAACGAATCAGATATACTAGAATGGGACGGAACTAATTGGCATGTTGTGTTTGATGCAAGCGGTGCTAATGACGGTAGTACAGGCTCACCAGCAACATATGTTAGTAATCTAAATACAGGTATTCAGTACAAATGGAATGGCGAATTTTGGATTAAGAGCTACGAAGGAGAATACTCAGGAGCGACCTGGACCATACTACTTGATGCATAATTATTAGTATGAAAGAGATTGTTTGTAGCGGAGCATTATTCTACTCCTTAAACACAGAAAGATTTTTATTTTTACATAGAACAGGAAACAAGTCTAACGTTTCTTGGGGCCTTGTTGGCGGCACTAACGAACATAAAGAAACTCCGTGGGAAGGTCTTAAAAGAGAAATTCAAGAAGAGATCGGCAAAACAGAATATAAAAAAGTTGTTCCTTTAGAAAGTTTTGTTAGTAATGACAACCACTTTTTCTTTCATACATATCTTATTGTAGTAGACAACGAATTTATACCTACACTTAATAAAGAACATGACGGATACGCATGGGTTAGTATAGGAAAATGGCCTAAGCCATTGCACCATGGCTTACGTAATACTTTACAAAATAAAACTATTCAAAATAAGGTAACAACAATTATTGAAGTATTAAAGGTAATAGACACTAATGAGTGATGTACAAAAATATGACTGGGGACACGAACTTACTATTGCTAGTACAAATGATTACTGTACAAAAATATTAGCATTTACAGGTCCCGGAAGTAGAACTAATTTTTCATTTAATGTGAAAAAAGAAAAAACTTGGTTTGTTAATACAGGGCATTTTAAATTAAGATGGATTGATACTGATACTGGACAGTTATTTGAAACAGTACTACAAGAAGGTCAAACACATCACGTACCTCCACTAATGCCGTGTTGTTTAGAAGCAATAAAAAATGATTGTTCAATTACCGAGTCAAGTAACGGTAACTATGATAACGATACGTTTATTGTATTGCCTTCTAAGAATATAGGATAAACAATGTTTCCAAGATTAACAACTTCTGAAAAATGGCTTAAAGATATGAATAGGTATCAAACAGTATATAGTAATTTAGATGAAGGAACTATTAAAGATAAATTAGGGTTATATATTAAAACTTTTGAAAGTTTAAGTAACGATATCGACGTAGGACACCAAAGTGGTAGTGGTGGTTATATTAAGCCTCGGCAACTAATAGACATAAAACATAATTTATTTACAACTAAAGAAAAAATAGAAGTAATTATTAAGCAATTAAATAACTGATATACGTTTAACAGATATAGCACCTACCATTGCAGGGTGCAATGTACATTGATATCTGTAATTACCCGAAATTGTTTCTGGTACTTCCCAATATAATGTTCCGCCATCTTTACCTTGTGCGTTTGTACCTGTAGTCACATTACCAATAATATCTACATGCACTAGTCCAGTATTATATGCTGTTCCTGTACCATCTTGTATTTCAAATGGATGTCCACCAATTTCGTCTAAGTCAAAAGCAATAGTCATACCACCTATTGCATGTAGTGTTGGATTGTTTCCTGAGTATCCGTGACTGTCAACTGTATATGCTGTATTACCTGCATTATTTAATCTAATCATAGCAAAAGCTGGCATATAACTTTTGTCAATTGTTCTACCAGTTCTACCAACTTCTTCTAAGTCGTCATACTTACTAACACCCAATGTTGCCGGCATATCAATACGCACACTATCGCCTGTAACTGTTGTGTTTATATTAGTACCACCAGTAAATGTAAATGTATCTGTTGTTGTATTAGCAGAAACACTACCTGCATCACCGTTGAATGTTTGCCATAAATTTTGGTCTGGATCACCGCCACCGCCACTAATTGAATCTGGTCCCCATTCACTGCCTGACCATACTAATGCTTGGCCTGTACTAGGAACAGCACTACCAACATCTGCTAAGTCTGCAAGATTAGAACTTGTGCTTAGTGCATCAGTAATACCATATCCTGAAAGTGTTGTTGGAGTTGTTCCTAAGTCAGCAAAGTCTTCTACAGCATCAGTAATACCGTATCCTGCTATTGTAGTAGGTACATTTGATAAGTTTAAAAATGATCCGTCAAATGCATCTGTTATTCCGTAACCTGCTATTGTAGTTGGTTTACTTGTTAGATCTGCAAAATCGCCACTAAACAATAAACTTGTAGTATCTGTTAAGTCGCTTAGGTCTGCTGGTATTGTAGGTGTGTTAATAAAGTTATTATAATTTAAAAAGTAAACACTGTCTTGTCCATCTAGTGTATCAGCGTCTGTACCGCCACCACCTGTTGTAGAATCAAGTCCTGGTGACCATTTAGCACCATCCCATTTTAACACATTACCTGCAACAGGAGTTGTATTTGAAGTATCAACATCGGATAAATCGTTTATACTAAGTGTAGGTGTAGTACCATTTATAGTTACTGTATTACCTACAATTTGTGTGGCTATGTTAGTTCCACCTTCAAATGTTACTGTACTAGTAGGTGTAGATGCTGAAATAGATCCTACATCTGCATCAATTTGAGAAAATAAATTTTGATCAGGATCGCCAACTGCACCGTTAAAACTAATACTTACTTCGTCATTAGTTATTGCTGTTACTATACCAGTGCCGCCTGTTATAGCAAATGAATCGTTTTCATTATCTGCTGTTGTAGTACCAGTGTCTGCTGTAAATGTCTTAAATGCATCTGGTTGTTCAGCAGATATACCTCCACTTGAAACTACGTTCCAAGAAGTACCGTCCCAAACCCACGTAGTTATACCGTCTGTGAATGTATCATCTACATTTGGTGTTGCTGGAAAATTTAATGCCATTAAGAGCCTCCGCTAATATTTATCGTTCCGCCAAGGCCCCAAGGCGTTGGTATTCCATATTTACTGTATAAATGTCTGTTAGGTCCTCCTAACAGACTTGTATTATATGCTGAATAATCGTTGTTATTTCCTGTGTCCGATATTATATCTTTAGCAGAATCTGCTTCAATTTTATTTTTAAGTTGTTCTGGCCTAAGATTAGGCATTGCTTGCAAATATAACGCACATACTCCTGCTACTTGCGGCGAAGCCAT